TCCGCTCTCGTCCAGTGGTTGTTGAAGCTCCGAGCCGGGGAGAACCCCAGCAGGCCCCCCTGGTGGTCCGACCGCTATCTCCGCTACGCGGAGAGGGTGGCCACCAGGGCCCCGTTCGAAAAGTTTCTCCAGCTCGTCCAGGCCTGGCGGACGGCTTTGACTGCATACGGCAGTCTTAAGACCGTGCCCTCCAGGAAGGACGTGGAGAAATTCGAACGGGCTGTTGGGACGGCTCGCACCCTTACGGTGCCTCTGCCCTCGGGGCGCGTCGTTGAGGTGGACACCGAAGATTGGAGGTCCCGGTTTCCGTTCCGGGCCTACTTCGGTGTGTCCCCTCGAGACGTTCTCCCCGAGGTCCGGATCCAGAGGCGGATCCACCCCAATAACCCGCTATCCCTGAAGCTCACCGACGGGAAAGGAAACTACACGCCCGTCGGGATCGAGCTGTTCAGGGACGCCTGGTGGGTTGCGCAGGATCATTTCCTGCATCCCCCAGGCACCGTGCCGTCCTACTGGCCGATGCTCCCGGTTTTACCGGATTTTCGTCCGGCCCCGGGGTCGGTCAGGGCGCACGGGGCGGTGTATTGCCGGGTCCAGCCGGATGGGAAGGCCCGGTTCTACTACGCTCCCCCGCGCTGGTTGCAATTCCTGTTGGATCCCTGGGCGCGGGAGTTATACTCCCAGCTCAGACGGATCCCGCAGGACTATACATACAACCAGGCAGCGGGTGCGGAGCGTGTGGCAGAGTGGCTCAAGGCCGGAAAGACCGTTTGGTCTTTCGACTTGAGCTCCGCCACCGACCGGTTCCCCCTGGCGGTCACCCGGACGGTCCTGTGGTCCCTCTCAAGTAGAGGGAACAGGGCCTGGGTGGATCTCTTCTGCTGGATCTCGAGGCTTCCCGCTCGGGCAGCCTACCCCGGGGCCAGCTCAGAGGTCATACGCTGGAAGTGCGGGCAGCCTCTTGGGACTGTCCCGTCCTTCGCAGCGTTCGCCCTTTCCCACCATGCGGTGGTGAGGGCCCTCTGGGCTCGGCTGGGAGGCGATCCGAGGGAAGCCCCCTACTGCATAGTAGGGGACGACCTCGTGATCGCCGACCCGAGGCTGGCGGAGGCCTACCGAGAATTCTCCACGTCCGTTCTGGGCGTGGAGATCTCGGAGCCGAAGTCCCTCGCGGGGAGGCTCGGCGAGTTTGTTGGGAGGCTCATTGCCCCAGACGGAATCGGGTTCAAGCTCAAGGCTCCGAGGAGCCTTGACTACCGAACCCTCGCCGCGTACCTCTCCCTTATCGGGAGTAGGGCGCTGCGCGTCTGGCGGCAATCTCTACTCAGGGACTTGATCGCACTTATCCCTCGGGAAAACTACCCGGGAACGAAC